CACTTGACCAAAGGTAACACCAGTAACCTTATATTCTTGCATAACGTTGTTAAGTTCATTATCAGCATTTGTAGCTTGATACCTAATGATGCCTTCACCTGTTTCTGTGTCGAACTCACCAATCACTTTTTTATCATTATTTGTTGTTATTTCTTCACCAGAAGTTGCGTCAATAGACTCTTTTGTTATGAATCCTGATCTGGCACCACGAGCATATTCTCCTTCAGTCATTGCACCCTCAACAACGGTAATCCCCTCTTGACTTGTCCATTCACGAGTATCAATACTACCATCTGGTCCGGTCGATACGGTTTCAAGGCTATCACTAGATTTGACGTTCGCAACATTCGTATCAGGCATAAAAGGATAGAAAGGACCGAACCCAACTTTGCCGATAACAGGCACATCAAACTCTATACGAGGTACACCAATCTCAGCGAACAAGTTGGTTAGCATAAGCTTTATCTTACTGAAATCAAATAATCCACTGAAGAATGTTGATATTTCATCACCCAGATTGGTAAAAAAGTTTTCTATCGCTTTTGTGATGATGTTAACAACACCTTTCAACTTATCGAAGATAGTGTCGAAGAATTCTAAGAAACTAATGTTATCCAACATTTGTTGGAATTCAGTAAATCCTAGAGCACCCGCTATCCACGCTACTAATCTTTTTATTAGTTCAAGAGGCCATCCCAATGTCAATTTGAAAACTTCTTTGACTGCGCCTAACAGACCGTTAAATATTTTAGTTAATAGTCCATCATCCGGTGCCGAATCCTTAAACCCAGCAATAAACCCTTCTATCCATTTATAGACGTAAAGTGCCACACCAATGATTGCGGCTGCTGGTAACAATATTGGTGCGAGCGCGGCGCCAATCGCAGCTAAGCCTGGAACCAACACACCCGTAACAAAACCCATAATTGCGGTTCCTATAGCACCTAATGTCGCCAAAGTGGTTGTGGTTAAAGCTGTCATAGCATAACTTAAAAATTGTACTGCTTTTACTATAGTACCAATAGGATTGGTAACAAAAGACATTAATGCTGCACCAATACCCGACAAACCAGTGAGAACTTTCGCTTGCACTAAAAGATAAGCCTTTCTTAAAAACACCACCGCTTTTACTACTTTGTCTGCCACACCAGTTACGAATTTCATCAGACTTGCAGCGATATTTTGCAGACCAGCCAAAACTTTAGTTTGTAACCCAAGATAGGCTGTTCGTACTGATACAATTGCAACCTTTATTTTAGTCAATGATGTTTTTCCAAAATCTATCAGACTAGTATAGAGTGATGTTAAATTAGTTAACAAACTAGTTTTGATGAGAGTCAATACAGGAACAATTTTAGCAACAGTTTCACTTATACCTCTAATAGTACCACCAAAACCCATTAGATCCGCAACATATGTCGCAAATCCTTTTTCTTCTAGTTCCTTGTTAGCTTCCTCAATATCTTTAGCAAAATTTGCACCAAAACTTTTACTTTTCTCTCTCGCGGCTTCTGCTTTATCACCTTCAGCCGTTTCTTCTGATTGTTTTTTAGTCTGATCTTGTTCTTGTTGGTATGTGAATTTTTCTTGATCGAGACCTAGTTGATCATCAGCGACATCGACCATTTCTCTTTGAATAGCAATGGATTGAATATGATTCTGATTTATGGTAAAGAACGAAGATAAAAGACCATCAACCAACGCTCTAATACCATCTTGAATTTGAGTGAGAGACATCTCCATTGAACGAAAGATGGGATCATCTAATTCAACAGTTAATTCAGGTGTGAGATTTTTTTCGACACGTATTACACTCTTTTCAAACGAAGAATTCGCCATCATCAAGTCTTTCGTTATTTCAGAAAGCTTAGAAGTTGCCGGTAATAATTCACCTGAAACTGGAGTTATATCGTTGTTATCTGCCATTATTTTTTTGCCTGATTCGTTCGTTCTCTTCTTTAACGTGTTGAATTAACATCATGACATAAATCTCCCTCTCCCAAGGCAACATCTCATTCAATTCCGTCAAAGAGTATTTATGATGTTGCATCAACTGAAAATTCAGTTGGTAATGATTAACTAAACTATCGTGGGAGAGGCATATTAGAAAAAATTCTGCATACCTTCAACAATTCTATCGTTTTCCTCTTTACAGTCTTCGCAAGTAAATTGCAAGTGATAAGTTGTCTTTGGCATATCCTGTAAGAATGCCGTCATCTTTTGAAACTGACCAGATGTCATTGATTCCAAAAATTCGTCAATCGCTGATTGCGGTTCGTCATCTAGTGAGATACGTTCATCTGGTGTGCGGATAGCTGCCATACATTTAGTGATTAACATAAATGCATTCTTCGATGTATCGTCTAAGGCTACTTGACCTTCTGATAAATGTTTGTAAGAAGGGTACCGCATCTCAACGCTGATATCATCATTCAACTTGATGATGTTATCAACCTTTTCTGGCATATCGATTTTCACTTGTTCTAAGTCGATCTCAACTTCATTTTGAAGATTACATCCAGAACATTTAACCTTGACTTTTGTTTTTTCACCAACCGACTTTGCACGAATCTGAGTAAACATATACTCAACATCAAAAGTAGTTAACGCATTTCGGTTCAAAGATTCTTCCACACAAGATTCAATCGTGTCTAATACTGCACGAAGGGTTGCCTTCTCATCCCCCGTTTCAAATGCCATCAGAAGAACTTTTTCTTCTTTAACAAGATAGGGTCGGAATTTCACCGTCTTTTGTGTTGAAGGAATCATCAACTCAAATCTGGGTGAATCGTTTAACTTAGGTAACGCCATTTCATTCTCCGTTTATAATAAAATCATTAAAAATTTAACCCCCGCCGCCTCGAATGGCAGGTGGACTACTATTAGTTAGTAGATTTTTTTGTTCCGCTCTGGTAGGATCAACCGCAATTGAATCAGAACTAGATCTAGCATCTCTCCAGTTCTTGTAAACAAAATCTACTGAGATTTCTACCAATTTATCCGCACCATCATCATACTGAGGGCCTGTCATAGAAATTGGATAAGCATCTTCAAGTAGACAATCATATACAACTTCATATTCTTGTTGAATGTCTGATTTACCACCCGTTGTTGTTGCCGTAGGGTCTTTCAGACTGGATTTTTTAGAATCCAGATATTGAACGGTTGTAGTTTTTTTCAGTTGTTGTATATTTACGTTCCTTGTGTATTCATCATAATATCCTAATTGATAGGTTTTATTATTTACAATCAGATTCATCCACTCTTCAAAGAACCCTCTGACATACGGTTGATTCAAGACTAGAAAGGTCATTGTCACGTTGGGTTTTTCATATCCATACGCGACAGTGTTTTTAGTCATTCCAATAATCCTTTCGTTAGATAAGATTGAACGACCGGGCATATTTGTGGAACGACAAAGAAGATCTAGATTTTTTGCTTGTGACTGTGCAGGTAAAATAACTCTGAAAAGATTGCCTGATGCTAAACCACCGCCAGAACCAATTGCGTTTTTTAATTGTTCGATACTATAGGCCACTTATGACTTCCCTTGTATTTTTATATGCAGCAGATTGTCCAGAACCCTGCCATTGTGCCATAGGTAAAAAGGTTGCAATCTCCCATTCGGGTGACGCAACAAATGCCAAATTATCCTCCACCTGTCTGGTTAGGTAGTGTTTAAAACAAGGCTGAAAATATTTCAACTTTGCAGTTTTCCTCAACATATTGTAAGTTATATTTAACCTTGTATTTTCATCGTATGTTTCGTCCGATGTATAATCCATTAAAGAGTCTAAAAATTTTGCTCGTAATGGAATCGGTAAATAATGTAAGTTTAAACCGTAAAACCCTTTGGGTGCAGGGCCCACAATAATTACTAAGGGAAACGAATCCCAGTATGGTAAGGTCTCTCTGTTTTTCGCATCATAGAAAAACATTGCCATCTTACCGATCACCGCTTTATTTCTTCCCATCCCAGCAGATTGCCGATCAATCGGGTCTTCTTTCATCAATGCTCGTCTATTGACCTGCATTCTCTGAACCTTCTTCCTAAACCACTCTCGTGATTCACGTGAACGAGGAGTGATTCCCGCTCGGAAGGCTTGTATTTCTACTGTCTGGAAAAGATTACTCATGCAAACTATTTAGTCTTTTTTCTGGAGTATTTTGGAAGTGGTTTTAGTTTTTTGAGTGGTTTCGGTAGAATTCCCATCAACCTTAATTCAACTTCAGTCCATATTTCAAACTTCCATTTACGATCTTTACAGTATTCCTCAGCCGCTTCCCATTTATTCCTATTCTTGATGTAAGTATATGCTTCCGTAATATATCGTTTGGTGCGCTTGTTACCTTTTGGTGGTTCTGTTTCCTTATGCGGTTTCACTTCAATTAATGATGTCGAACCATTTTTCCACGTGACTGTAAAGTCAGGATAGTAACGATGATGCCTCTTGTCAGCCTCATAGTAATATGGTATAATAATCTCTTCGCTCGACCAAGAGAGTACCTCTTTGGAGGAATCAAAGTGCATCATACAATATTTTTCCCACATACTGCGGTAAACAACGTTTGTAGAGTCACCTTTATATTTCTTTGGATTTTTAACCTTGTATTTACCCGAATATGCCATGGCATCACTTATAAATAAAATTATTTATTAGAGTTTAAAATAATGCCATTTTTAACAGCACCTCAATCAGAGACGACAAAACTCGTTGCCGGCAAGGTTATTGCAGATACCACCTTTTCTAATAACGGATCTGAGAACGCTATCTTTCCATTGAGTAATAGAAGTGACTATCTTGGAAAAATTGTATTTTCGGTTGTGGAGGATGAAGAGACAAACATTGATGAAATTAAAGAAGGTATTAGAACCGATCAAGAAGCAATTGCAGCGAGAGATAACTCATTTGATGAACGAGGTGAAAAATTAAAAAAAGGCGCTAAGGAAAACGCAAGACGACAAAAAGAAAAGGCAGAAGCAAAAGCACAAGGTTTACGACCATCGACAAAGAACTCTTCAGCACAACAAAGAGAACCAGTCTCAACATTAAAAACTGCTACCTTGTTTCTACCTCAAGCAATTTCGTTTGCTGACGGTGTTCAGTATGAAAACGTGGATTTGGGAACTATCGGTCTGACAGCATTGAATGCGGCTGCAGGAGCAACTTCAGGGTCGGGTGGTCTTAGTGGTTTTCTGGAAGGTTTTAAAGGACCTGCGGGTGAAGGGACAGGTAACCTAGTCGCAGGCGCTGTTGCTAAAGCGGGTGGGGATGCCGTCGCAGCTGGATATCGACTCGGAACTAAAACTACTCCGAATCCAAATACAAGAGCATTATTTAAGTCTGTTAATACCAGAACCTTTTCTTTTAGTTTTAAACTAATCCCACTTTCACAGGCCGAATCTACTGAGATTAGAAAGATTGTCAAATTCTTTAGAACAGAACTTTATCCTGAACAAATTCTTTTGGGTGAGGAAGCTGATAAAGATGGTCAAGTACCACTGGGGTATCGATTCCCCAACAAAATAAAAATTGAAATGTTTTACAATGAAAATCCAAATGTTGCAACTAAGATATTACCTTGTTATTTGGAGAGTATGCAAACGGTGTATAATGCCACATCTATGGGTATGCACGAAGATGGTTCATTCCAAGAAGTCGACATTACACTTAATTTTAGAGAATCAAGAACATTAAGTAGAGATGATGTTCTTAATTACGGGTATTAAAAATGGCAAATTTTTATTTCAGAAACTTTCCTTTTTTACGATATTCTTTTGGGGATAACGAACCCGAAGTATATTTTCAAAAACTTTCTGCGGCTATCGATCTATTTGATGATATTAAACAGGACGTAAGTTTTACCCAAAAACAAACTATACTCGACTTTGAAAGACCCGACACCTTGTCATATCGTTTGTATCGAACGGTTGATTATTACTGGACTTTCTTTTTAATGAACGATAAATTGAGAGAGTCGGGATGGCCTCTACATACAGATAGAGAACAAGAAGTTATCGAGGAAAGATATCCTCATTGGTCGTTTATAACTAACAGTCCCTTTGCCGGGTTTATGTCTGTAGGTCAAGAGTTGTTTCTATCGGGAGTTGGTGTTGCACAATATGGAAAGGTTGTAAAGACAGATCCGACATTAGGACAAATTATATTCGAACCGACTTTCGAAGCTCAAAACAACATTGACATTGACGGCCCAAGAATACCACAAACACAATCTCAGGTCAATCTGCTCTTCCCTGCAATTACAAGTATGCAATTTGAAACAAACGATGTTACCTTTAACTTGGCGGGTGCTTTTGGTCCCAATTCAACAAAGTTAGAATATCTTGGTGTTCATCATTGGGAAAATTCTGACGGTGAATATGGTGAAGTCAATCCTTTAGTACAAGACACAACAGGATTGAAAAGAATTACTTTTAAAGATAATCTACAAAGAAGAAATCAAGACATTAGAGAAATAGCAGTATTGAGGCCTGGAGTAGTGAGACAGGTTGTAGGTGAATTCCAGAAATTGATAAAAACATGACAGATCAAAATATTTCCCAACAATTTAAATTATTGAAGGCTGAGATATCCGCTGATAAACTAGGGGATAGGGTAGTAGATGTTCGTGCCTTAATTCCCGAAGTGGTGTTTTATGAAAACTTAGAATACCCTTACATCACGGGTAAAATGTTGTTGGTTGATGACAACAGTATTCTCGACCTTTTAAATTTCAGAGGCACCGAAAAAATAACCTTTGAAATTGGTGGTGTTGGTAATTCGCTAGACCCCGAAATTGGCGGTGGTGATGGAAAAGAAAAAACCTTCATAATGACACGCATAGAAAAAAATGTTCGCACCAACGACAAAACAGATGTGTTCCTCATCTCTCTAGTGGAAGAACATTTTTTTCGTGATAAATTAGTCAAGGTTAGTAAATGTTTTACCGCAAACATCGAAACCACAATTACTGAAATATTGTACAGTTATTTAAATAAGAACGTTGATCAATCTTATTTGACACAATCTGCACAAGGTGTTAGAAAAGTTAACATTCCTTATCTTCATCCACTCGAAGCTGTCGAGTGGTTAAGGGATAGAATAACCACAGAAATCGGGGCGCCTTATTTTATCCATTCTTCTTTGTTCGATAACAATATTAGGGTATCCAGCCTTGAAGGATTTTTATCTCAAAAACCTTTCAATAAAAAATTACCCTTTATCTATTCTTCTAGTGTCTCCAGTTCTGCGGAGGGTCTTTCGGAGAACCAGAGAAGTTTCTTAATTGAAAAATATAAACAAGAAATTACTGAAGATACTTTGATGATGATTTCCAAGGGTGCACTTGGTTCAGAATATGCCAACACAGACGTGGGTAATGGTATCACGACCCGTAATCGTTTTAGTATGAGAAATCTCTTATTGGATATGAAAAAGACAGAACTGTTAGCTGACACTTCTGTTCAAACCGTATTTGATGACACTCAAGCCATTGACAATAAATTTGTAGATGAATATGATTCAAAAGTATATCATCAAATAACATCGTCCGGAACATATGACACTTTCTTGGGTTACCACGATGTGGTGGATTCACTCGATCACACATTGAAATTAAAAAACATAGCATTGAGAAACGCTCTGTATAGAAATATGGTAAACATCAATGTTCCGGGCGTAGCGTTTATGTATTCGAAAGCGAGTGTTGGTGACATTATGGCTTGCACTTTTAATAGTAGTGCAGCAGACCCCAGAGTTAAAGATGCTGATGAATTGATAGATAAACAGAAGTCAGGTAATTATTTGATATATGCTACTAGACATATGTTTTCTGGAACTAAACACACCGTTTCTATTAATGCGACAAAGATCACAAAAGAATTTCCCAATATACCAAATATAGGAGATGGTGGTCGTGGTTAAAACAGTAGAGACCGAATATTATGGTGATCAGAGCAGATGGTTTGTTGCGACGGTCATCAATTCTTCTCCCCCTGCCGGATTAGAAGGTAGGGTAAGAATTCGTATTCACGGTATTCACGATCCATACACGGGAAATGTAAGTGAATCAGATTTGCCTTGGGCAACAGTTTTAATACCTTTGACAGAAGGTGGAAGTTCTGGTATAGGAAGAATTCCTCAAGTTCTGCCTGGCGCCTTTGTCTATGGATTTTTTATGGATGGTAAAGCTTCTCAGACTCCACTCATTGTGGGTTCATTAAATAAGATAGAGTTTCCAACCAATGTTCAGGCAAGATCTTCTAGAGACAAAACACTGAGTCCATTTAAAAACTCATACGATCCGGATAGAAAGATTGACATTGTAACGGAAGAGATTAGAGATGATCGTGTTGCTGACGCTGATGTGGGTATTCGAAGAAGTCAGTCTATGAGATTTTTTATCGATAACGGTTATACACCAAGACAGGCGGCAGGTATTACAGGATGTTTAGAAGCAACGTCTCAGTTTGTCACCTATAACGACGATGAACCCAACGCACCAACTTTTGGTATTGTTAAGTGGGATAAACAAGGGACTAGATATAAAAACCTAGTAACGTTTGCAACACAGATTCAGAAAAGATCATCGACTAAGAGATTTTCTATTCAGTTACAGTATGTGTTGTATGAACTAAGAACAAGGTTTTCAAACGTCAACGCAAAACTTTTGAGGTCTGAATTGATTGATGGTACAGGAGGTTCTGTTGATATTATTAGTAGATTGTACTTGAAAGATAGATCTATTGCCGGTGGTAATCCACAATTAATTGATATGGTAAATGATAGAAGACGAAATGAGGCTATCAAACTAGCAACTCAAGCATATAACGAAGTGACGGTACAATAAAATGGCAATAACAAAAAATCAATTAGATACCGCACTGACTTCAACAAAGAATAAAGTTAGTTATGATAATGTAGATGCAGCTGCCAAGGATATTCAAAACACCATTGACAATGTTACAACAACAAAGGTGGGTGAGAAGGCAGGGGAAATTGTGGGTGGTATCGAATCGGTCACGAGTAAAACAGATGTTTTAGGTCAGGTTAACA